GGGAGGCAGCGCATGCGCATGTGGTTGTCCAAGTTACGTTTCGCGGTCCAAGGGCGTTCCCGCCGTTCCGCGCGGCTGGACGCCACCGGCCCCGCCACCGTGTACGCCGGGCGGGCCGGCGCCTACCGGCCACTGCACGACCAGCCGACGGTGATCCTCGATACCCGGCCGTTGATGACCCGGTTGGCCCGGCAGCGGGCCTGCTCCCGGTGATGGCCGCCCACGCCCGGCCTACCCCGATTGGCCTGTCGCCGGCGCAGCTGCGCAACCGGATGATCGTGTCCGCCCGCAGGATCATCGTCGAGCACTGGCCCCGCGTGGACCGCTGCCCGGTGTGCGGGTCCGGGTGGCCGTGCACGGCCACTGTCTACGCCTACGACTACCTGGCCTCAGTGGGTCAGGGCGATTGGGTGCCGCCCGAGCACGTTCTGGGTCGGCAGTGAAGCCGGCCGAGGAAACCGTCCAACGGTGGTGGTCGACCCTCGCCGACCACCGGCAAGTCGACGGGTGCTGCCCGGTGTGCGGCACGCGGATGCGGTGCTGGCCGTGGGCGGACGCCTACGCCGAACTCCTCGCCCATGACCTACTCGAACCACCCCCGCCACCCCCTACGGATGTCCGGCCGCATGAGGCAGCCGGCGACAGTAAGGATGATCATGAGTGAGCTGATCTGGAAGAAGCCGATGCGCTGCGACAACTCGTCGCCGAACTGCGTCGAGGTCGCCGCCGACACGACCGGCCGCCGGTTCGTGCGCGACAGCAAGAACCCCACCGCCCCCGCCCTGGCCTTCAGCGCGGACGAGTGGGACGCGTTCGAAGGATCGATCCGCGGCGGGCAGACCTTCTGACCCACAAGGCCCGGGGCCGGCAGCACGCTGGCCCCGGGCCCACCCCCGTCATCAGGGAGGCGACGTGAAACCCGAAACCGATCCGGCGCTGCGCTGCCTGGGCTGCGCCCCCGGAATCGTGGTCAAGACGCACCAGTGCGCCGGGGACCAGGAGCTACTACGGCCTGCCGGTGGGTACTGCGGCTGCCAGGAACCGGGGTGTGGGCCGGGTCGACGTCGGCCACAGCGGCGTCGCCGGCTGAGTCCGGCCGCTGACGACCTCTGACCGACCGCAGACACGACAACGCCCCGCCCGGCCGTGAGGCCAGGTGGGGCGTTGTCGTCACGTAGCGCGTCATCGCCGCTACGGCCGATTCGAAGGACGTGCCCACGCATCGGCAACCTGCTGACCGTCCCCGCCCGGTGAGCCGAGTCGACCACCGCTGAGTCTACTACCCTAAGGTCATGAACCCTCCGAAAGACGTTGCCGACCTTGCCCAGCTGATTGCCGGACTTCCTAAGAGGCCGCCCGCTGCGCGCGCCCGCCGTGCGCGCGATCTAATCGATGACGCGAAACGTGTGCTGTCGGCTACGGCCGATGCGGCGGTGCATGAGGCGACGCGTGACCGGTCGTACGCCGAGGTGGCGGCCGATCTGGGTGATTCTGTTGCTGCGGTGAACAAGGCCGTTTCGCGGCATCGAAAGCGGGTGGCAGGTCAGGAGCGGTGAATCACCCTAAGGTGTTGACGTGTCCAACACCCTAGGGTAATGTCAAGGCATACCCGGAACACGGGTTACCACAACTCCACAGCGGACCCGCGCGAGCGGGACATCGGGGCCACCCCAGCGCCACGGGCGCGAAGGGATGCGCGAACACCCAACCCACCCAGGGAGGCCCCCATGTCCATCACCATCACCGCCAGCGCCACCGGATCGCCGAAGGTCAACATGGCCAACGGCAACGCCAAGCAGGTTTTCGACCTGCTCGGCCTCACGTTCGACGGCGACTGGGGGACCACCACCGGCCCGGACTTCCTCGGCCGTGTACTGCTCGCCCTCGCCCTGATCGGCACCACCACAGACGGTGTCGGGCGACCCGAAGTGGTCGACGGGCGCTGGACCCACGGAGGGCGTAGGCCCGGCTACCTAGCCGAGCGGCTCGCCGAACTCCACCACCTGGCGTCCTGGGCGATCGAGCATGGCGCGGACGTCGACTGGTCGTAGTAGGCCACGGCGCGCGGGTCCGTTACCACAAGGACCTACCACAAGGGAGCCCGCAATGTCCGACTACCGGTTCACCTCCCAGGACATCCTCAACGGGATCCGGCAGTTGCCCGCAGGGACGTACACGGCCTGGGGCGTCGAATTCGAGGGGATCTACGGCCCCTACTTGGCGCCCGCCCCGGACCGCGAGCGCGCCGAGCGCTACCTTGAGGAGCTGCTGTCGGGGCGGGGCATCCAGGGGCGGCTGGTGTCCCGCACCGTCGTCATTTCCGACAGCGGGTGGCAGTGACGTGCGCACCCGGACACGACGAAGCGCCCCGCCTGGCCTCACGGCCGGGCGGGGCGCTTGCTATAGCACGAACCCCCGTCCAACTAGGCCATGGCCAGAGCCCGGGGGCTTTTTCGTCGGACGGGACGCGGCTTGGTCGGCGCCGGCCGGGACGTCACCGGCGGCACCGCATCGACGACCCTACCGCCCCGACACCTCGTACGTGGGTGCGGCCGGCGTACCCAGTAGGACACCCAGCCACGGCCAGCGTGCCTCAGCCACCCGGACGAGGGCGTAGTAGCCGGCCATCGCCAATGCCACCACACCCGCGGTGAGTGCGGTGGAGGAGTCGGCGTCGAGAACGATGCCCGCCTGTGAGGCGAGCCAGGCGAGCAGGGCGCCGACGGCGGCGGGGACTGCGGTGCGGATCAGTGAGATCAGGTAGTCGTGGGTCATCGGGGGTGCCCTCCTTGGGCTCGCGGTTAGGGTCGGGGGATGGTGGATGTGCCGTCACTGCCGCAGCGACAGCGGCTGCTCCTGGCCGAGCTGTCCGGTACCGCCAGGCGGTACGGCGGCGGTGATCGACGGGACGTGCCCCGCGAGGCGGCGGTCGCCGCGGTGCGGGCGGTCACCGACGATCCCGTGCTGCTGGGCATTCAGGCCGGGGTGGCACTGGTGGACCCGCACGGCATCAACGGGCCGACGGTGGCGCTGCTCGAGGCGGCCGGCGCGGACATGACCGTCGCCGAGCAGCACGCGGCAGAGGTACGCGAACGGCTGAGCAGGAGCCTGCTGTAGCACGGTTAGTGCCCGGCCTGGTCGGCGCCGGTGGCCTGGGCGATCCGGTCCACCTGGTCCTTGATCGAGCTACCGCCGTTGGGACGCAGCTCCTCGAGGGCGTCCAGGCGGCCCTCGATGCGGACCACCCGGGCCATGAGTCCGGGGCGGCCGTTGGGGAGGCTGGGGCGGGATGGCTCGCCGAGCAGGTCGTCAACGAGCCGGGACACCCGGCGCGCACCTAGGACGACCTTGTGTAGTACTCGGGCGGCGGCGCCGATGGCGACGATCGCCGCCGCCCCATAGAGCAGCGTCTCCACCGTGGATCTCCCGGCTATCGGATTGGGTTGCGGTATGCGGCGTCCCACGTCTTGCGGCCCAGCAGCCCATCCCGGGTAAGGCCCTGGTCCGCCTGGAACGCCTTGATCAGTTCCTGGTGTTCGGGCCCGTAGAGGCCATCGGCGCCGGCTTTGCGCAGGTAGCGGCGGCCCTTGCCCGCTGGCCAGCCTCGGCGGACCAACTGCCTGGTCCACACGGTCAGCCATTGCCGGTCGGTCTTGCCCCGGAACCGGCGGCGGTAGTAGCCCGACACTGACCTGTCTCCGGCCTGGCGTGGGCCGAAGTAGTGCCCGGCCGGGAGCGGGAACGCCACCGCGGGCCCGGGAGCCGGCCGCGGCGGCACCGGTGCCGGCGTGCCGAGCTGGTCGAGTCGCCAGTTGGTGCCTCGTACCGTGTCGGCTGCCTGGGTGAAGTCAGAGTTCACGTGGCAGTGGGTCGTGTGCCGGTTCGACCCGGTGTACGCGTGGGTGGCGAAGCCGTGGCGGCGGTGCCAGATCCGGCCCTGGTAGATGATGTACCGCACCCACCACAGCACGCCGGCGCGAGCCAGCGTGACCCACAGCTGTACGACCTGCTCCATCGTGACGCCGTCCGGGTCGTTCAGGTCGGCGTCGAAGTCCCGGGCCCGCACCTCGTTGGCCTCGTCGCCGTCGCGGTACTCCGGTCGGCCGGTCCGGTCCGGGTTGTGCGACGACGGATAGCGCTGGTGAGCGGTGTCCCCGATCGAACCGTCCGACCTGGTGTCACGCCCAGGGAACCGCTGGTCGAGCTGATCACGCGCTTCATTCAGATTCGGTACTACCGTCCACGTCATCGATGTTCACCTCCACAACTGGCCAAGCGGTTTGCGCGGGACCGCTCCAGGGGTCGGGAAGCTGAATCCCGATGTGCTGCTCCGGTTCCTCATCCGGGACCGGGTGTGGAATGGCAGTCATTACTCACCTTCAGTTGATGTAAGTTGCGGCGAGGCGCAGCTTTGTGTTTGCCGCGATATCGCCACCCGCGGCGTGCGCGAAAATGGTTCCATTCGAAGTATTAATGCGGCCCGTTACCGTGTACAATCCGTTGTCGCCGGCCCACATGGCGGGCTGGCCGGTCGGCCACCACCCTGCCGGCAGGGTGCCCAGCAGCTTGTCCGGCAGGTTTCCCGATGCGTCGAGGTTGGCCGTCACATCGAATTGCACGTATAGCTTAAGTGCGCACACTCCAGCCGTGCGCCGAAGCTCGAAACTCAACAGGGTTAAATCACCGGCGACCGTAAAGCCCGCTGTTATCTCATCGTAATACCGCCCGTTCAGTCGGGCGGGAGTCAACCCATTCCCGGACGCAATTAGCTCAGGCATTTTTCCTCCTGCTGTTAAAGCGGCGCGACGGCCGGCACCCATACGTCGGCCGGCGTGCCGTCCGGCCAGGACCGGCTCACCCCGTTGACGGCCCGCGCGGACAGAGTCACCGTCTGCGTGAGTCCGGTGCCGGTGATCCCGGTGGCGGTCACGCGCTCCCCACCGACCTGCAAGTCCATCGGGAAGTCGGCTGGGTCGACGGTCCAGGCGCCGTTTTCGGAGGTCGAGGTCATCGTCAGTGTCAGCGCGACAGCATCCACGGCCGCGATGGTGGAGCCGTCCGCTCCGGCGCGCTGCGGGCCGTCAGCCACGGCCGTCGTGTACGGGCCTGCGGGCACGCACACTAGTCGCAGATCCCAGCCGTACTGGGTGATGGTCTCGGTGTACCCCTCGGCGTGCTGGTCGATGCCGTCCGGTGGCAGCCACGCGGGCGGGGATCCGATCGTGAGGCGGTCCCCTACGTCCACCGCGGCGGCTGCCGTGATCAGCGCGGGTTGGCCCGCGTGGTCGAGCGCGGCCAGGTCGAGGCGGATGGTGGGGTAACGGGTCTCATCCCATGTGCCTAGGTGGGTCCGCCATGACGCCTGGTCGCGCAGCTGGGAGTCGGCCGGGACGTGGACAGTCACTTGGTGGTCGTATCGGCCGACACCGTCCGGCGGTGCTGCCGTGGACAGTGGACCCGACGTCACCTCATACCGGTACGCCGACCCGCCGGACCGCGAGGCAGTAACGTCGTTGCGGACATACCGGTCGTCGTCGACGCGCTCAAGCGGCGGCGACACCTCACCGTCCGCGCCGTAGGTGAGGGCGAGGGTGACGGGCTGGTTGTATCGGGACCGCACGGTGCGGTAGGCCAGCCCCAGCACTGCACGCGGCTCGTAGAGGATGCCCTGGTCAACGTCCTCACACTGGCGCAACAGGGTTAGCAGGGTGCCTGTGGGTTGCGCGCCCATCGTGACGGTGTCGTCAGGGTCACCCACGACATGACAGGTGATGCCCTCCTCGTGACACAGCCGCTCGATCCGGCGGCCGGCTGCCTCGTCGATGTGTCCCGTGACGGCCGGGGCGACGGTTGTCCAGGTGGCCGTGGATGGGGCCCGCCACACACCGATGTGACCGAGCGCGGCCGTACCATCCGCCCGCGGGCCGATGTGGAGGCGGTGCGGCACGCCCGGCGCTCCGGCCGTGGTGGTGGCGCTGCGGAGGGCACCGTCGATCCGCAGTGTGTAGGTGACGGTTCCGCCGCCGGCGTCGGCCGCCCCCACCTCAAGCCAATGCGGCTTGCCGTCGCCGTAGTCAGTGAAATCGCTAAGAATGTAGGTAAAGCTAGATGAGTCATGTCCGTAGGCCACGGCTGCCACAAACGCCTCCGACGACAGCTCTATCCGCAGCTCGTCGTAGTCGCCACCGGTCATCGTGAGCGTCAGCACATCCCAGCCCGCTGCACCTGCGCTGAACTGCACCAGGCACCGGATAGCCCAACCGTCGCCGTCCGTGACACCGGTGACCGGGCCAGCCAGACCACCGGTCTCCCGCGACCAGTCCGGTAGGGACGACGATCCGGGCGACGCAACGGACGCCCAGGCGATTTCACCGGTAGCGGTAAGTGGAATTCCGTCGATCAGCCCAGATGCGGCCTGGGTAGAACCCGCACCGTCCTCGATCGGCCAGTACGACACCGGAGAGGTCTCGGTGATCGCCCGATGGAGCGGGGACCTCAGCGGGGAGGCTCCCTGATCAAGGCGGCGTAGGATCCCCGCGCCGCTTACCGGCACCCACACATCGGTGCCGGTGACGTCCCACCGTGGCGGCCATGCCGGTACCTCCACCGTGGCCCGAATGTCCCAGTCGTCGACCCCCCCGCTGAGTACGTACACAGCGGCGTGGTTGTCGGCGGCCGTGGCCGCGGCCGTACCGGCGAGGATCACTGTCTGCGCGCCGGTCGTCGCCACTCGCCGCGCCCACATCCGGACCTGTAAAGACGAGCTGGCGGTGATGTGCGAGTCGGCGAGGAGGATCCAGCCGCCGCCGTCGCCGTACGGGGCATCCGGCATCTGCGTGCCGGATGCCCAGCACTGCACGGCAACCAGCCACCAGCCGGCCTGCGTCCCCGACCCGGTGGTCAGGGTGACATTCGCCAGCGTGTCACTGATGCCCGACAGGGTCTGCTCGACCGCAATCGCCACACCGTGCACAACCGTTGACACCGCCACGTGACTGTGAGACGCGCTGGCGGTCGCGGTGCGGGCGCCGGTCGCCCCGGAAGACACAGTCTCGTAGGCGGTGGCCATGGTGGCATAGGTGCCGTCAGTCGCCGCTGGCCCCGCCGTCATGCCCACCGGCAGCGTGTAGTCGATCGGCGCCCCGGCTACCCACGCGCAGATCAGCAGCCCATCCGTAGTAGCGGTGACCGTTGGCGCATCATGGGATGTGGACGAAACCGAGGTGCCGCCGGCGGCACCCAGATGCGGCCTACCGCGATACACCCGGGCCTGGGTGTTGCGCCCTAACAGCCCGTAGTACGGGCCGGTCGGGTTCCGCGGGCTGTAGGCGCCGGTGGTGTCGCGGATCGGCATCGATACCGACGTCGGCACCGACTCGGAACCCTCCGACATCCGCCCACGGCTGATCACGACAGGACCGTGGCCGGTCAGGACATCACTAGTGATGTCCGTCCACCCACCCACATCAAGCTCCACCGTCACATCCAGCGGTTCAGCGGGAAACGCCACCAGCACTCCTCCCCGTCAGGCCGGCCGTATCCGGCCCTGATCAACCGCGAGCCGCAGCGCTCCGGTCCGGATCAGGCCGAGGAACATGTCGGCGAACGCCCGCTCCATCGAGCCACCACCTGCACCGGCCTCGACGCGAATCGTGAAGCTCCCGCCGGACCGGCCCGGCGGCAGCACCCGCTCGCCCGCCAGGGCCATGATCGGCACCTGCGCGCCCGGCGACCCGGGCACGGTGCCACCGGTGTGGAATGTGGGCAGCCTCGGCGCGCTGATACTGCCGACGCCCGGCAGGGAGAACGACAACCGCCCCACCGTGCGATTCCAGGCCCGCGAAACGGCGTTGAACCCGGCCCGGAACGGGGCAGAAATAAGCCCACCGATCCGGGCGAATGCGCGGCCAATCCTCCCCGGCAGGCTGAGATACCAAGAAATCGCGCGGCCAGTTACCCGTCTTATCCCGTTCCACGCCGCCGTTACTGGCCCACCGATACGCCCCCACACCCCCCGCCAAAGGTCCTGAAACCAGGTTGTTTTTGTGGCGATCCACACCACGGCGGCGACCAAGGCACCGATTGCGACAACCACCAGCCCGATCGGGTTCGCGGTCATCGCCGCGTTGAGCAGCCACTGTGCTCCGGCCCAAACCTTCGACCCGACCGCGGCAATTTTTTGTGCTGCTGCGGCGGCTAGGGTTCCGACCCTTGTCGCCCTCAGCCAGCGCACACCCGCCTTCAGTGAAGGAATCAGGAAATTGTACAGGCCGGACGCCAAATCACCGATGGCGAAACCCATCAACAGTAGGGCCTCGAAACCAATACCGTCCTGGGCGACTTTTACGCCCTCCATGCCGTCCTGCACGCCGGTCAGAGTGTCGCGGAAACCCATTGCGCGGGTGTCGACACTGTCCGCCGCTTCCCCCACGCGGTCGAAACCGTCCGCTGATGCGCGGACATCACGGTCCATTGACCGGGCGGCGGAACCAACCCGATCGAATGCGGATTCAAGCTGGGTCGAATCTCCGGCGAAGGTAAGGGTGACGTTGTTGCCGGCCATCAGTCGACCTCCACCCCAGCCGACCGAGCCGCGTCCAGTAGCGCCCGCTCAGTAACGCGGCGGACCTCATCGCGATTGCTGCTGTAGCCGGCCCACAGGTAGCGGCCCTGCTTGCGATACGGCCGCGATACCGATCGGCTGCGACCGGTCCGCCCGCCGAAATCCAGCCACGGGTAATACGGCACCCTCGCCCCACCAGCACGCACCCGGACCGCCCGCCCGGTTGAGGCGACCCGCAGGGACCGAGCTGCCCGTCCGGACCGGCGCGGCACACGAGGACGCGCCCAATCCACCACCAGCGCGGCAGCGTCGTTCAGGCCCACCCGCAACGCCTTCGGCGCGTCGGAATCGAGCTTGCGGAGGCTGCGAGTGAACGCCGCGAGTCCGTCGATTTTGATCGGGTCAATCACCGTCCACTCCCTTCCGCTTTCAGGCGTTCCAGCTCTTGCCGCTGTGCTTTGCGGGCGTAGTAGACGCCCCACTGCACAAACTCGTAGTTGCTCATCTGCTCGCGCAGCTCGGCGACAGTACGGCCCAACTGCTGCGCGAGAAAGAATTCGAACTCAGTCTCCCGACTCGTCTCGAAAGGTGGACATCGCCTCCTTTGGCGATGTGTCGAGCATCCCGGCCATCTCCTGCACTCTATAGACGACCTCGTCCATCTCTCCGGCCGGAGAGGTCTTCTGCCATCGGCCTACCTCAGCCTCGGTCAGCACAGGGTCCACCATCGCGGCTGCCAGTATCTTTCTTTCCAGGGTCAGCACGCGGGGTCCGTCCAGATGCGCGTCGTCGGTGGCCTTGCGCAGCCCGATCACCTCCGCGCGGCTCAGAGTGCGTACCCGCACCGTTCCCACGCCGGGAATCGGCACGTCCGCCACCTCGTTCAGACGCGGCGTCAGTAGAGCCTCTTTATCTACCATCTGTTCTGTGTCCATTGTTTCCTCCTTATGCCTGGACGGAGTGGGTAACATCGCCGGAATGCTGAAGCTTGACGGTCCACATCACATAGTCGGCGACCGGGTGCGTCTCTTTGTATTCGCCGACGATGACCTGGACGGTTCGCTCCGGCAGACCCGGACCGGTCCCTTCGGGGCGGTATATCAGTTCGGCGGTGGCGCCGATCAGCGGCTCAATCACCGCCCGCGGCCCCGTGGAGGCGGTGTTGTCGTACCGACCGGACAGGTCACTGGAGCCGTCACCCAGCCCACCGGCATATACCTCGTTGTCGCTGCCGTAGGTGGTAAGCTTGCGGACATCGGTTGTCCGAGTCCAGTCCGAATCGTTGACGAACTGCGACAGGTCACTACCCGCCAGTGATACGTAGGTGTGTTTGCTGTGTACGCGGGCCATATCTTGTTCCTTTCACTGTCCGCCTTGGCCTGCGATTCGGACCTCAACTAGGGCGACCATGTGGGTGTTACTGCCGATGGTGGTGGTGTCGAACTCCACGCCGACGACGTGGATGGAGTCGAACGCGGTATAGCTGCCTTCGTCTGCTTCGAGGCCGGCCTTGACTGAGGTGTCGCCGGTGCCGGCGAGCCAGGTGGATAGCTGGTCGCGGGTGGATTCGTCGTGGACGCGGCCGGCGACCAGGGCGACGGTGAGGGTCAATTCGTCGCTGCCGCGGCCGTAGGTGGCGTCGTAGGTGTAGGTGTCGGGGTAGGAGACCACCGCGGCCGGCGCCGACACGGTGCCTGGCGGGTACGGGTAGACCGACCATGAGGCGTCGATGGTGGCGAGTCGGGCGGCGATGTCGCGCATCACGTCGGTGAGGTTCACCGGCTGCTCCTATGCGAATGCGGGCAGGACGAACGGGGAGAGCAGGGCGTGAACATCGGGGTCGATGCGGGTCACCCGCAGCGCGCCCCAGTCGGCGGATCCGGCGATGCCCTCAGGGCTGGACCGGCGTTGGTGCAGCCGCGCCGCTTGCAGGAGCGCGGCCTGGGTGACCTCGTCGGGGACCGCCGGCCACCCCCACACGGCGGTGATCCGGGTGTGGGTGCCTGACCAGGTGCCCCGTAGGACGGTCACGGGCCAGCCCGGTTTGGGCTCGTCGGCGTACCAGCTGGTGTAGCTGGACCACGTGGACGGGGCTCTACCGAGCTCGACGGTCAGCCCGGTGGTGGTGGCGATGTCATCGACGAGCAGTTGTGACTGCCCGGGGTGGGCATCGCCGATGACACGGTGTCGTAGCGGCACCACCGCAACCCGCGCCGTGCCGGCGTCGGTGTGGAAGCGTCGGCCGCAGTGCCGGTCGATCCATCGGGACGCGGTGTGGATTGCCTGGTTGAGTAGGCCATCGGTTGAGGTGGTGGTGACGCCGAGGTAGTTCTTCAGCATGACGAGATCCACGTAGTTCATGGGTCGCCTCAGGTTCTCTGCCGCGGTGGGCTTTGCCGGCCAGCCGGCGGGGTCTTGGAGCCGTGGCCGCGAAGTTTGAGTTGCTCGTCGATCAGGGCGATCCGGTCGGTGTAGCGCTTCTTGATCGGTTCGTCAGCCTTGGCGGTGGCGCGGGTCAGCGCGGCGCGTTCGGCGGCCAGACCGGCGATGGTGCCGGCGGGGTTCGGATCGTTCAACGTGTCCATCGCTGCTCCCGTTCGATTGGTGGTGCTCGGCTGGGCGTACCGCTGGTGCGCCCAGCCGAGCGCGGGGCTAGGCGCCGGTGAAGGTTGGGGTGACCAGGCCGGTGCCGGCGACCTTGTGGGCGTGGGTGTAGCGGGAGTGGGTGTAGGCGAGGTAGCCGTACACGACGAGCAGGACACCCAGGGACGCGGCTTTGGCCTGCTCGGCGCGGATGTACATCGGGGCGTTCGGGTCTTCCCACAGGTGGCACTCGTTGCGGTCGACGAGGTAGATCTCGTCCTCGTTGGTGCCCGTGCCGAGGTTCGTGGCGATGTTGTTGTCGGCGATCACGGGGGTGCCGTTGGGCAGGATGCCGCGGACGCCGCGCCCGTAGGCGGTGGCGTAGTTCGCGCCGAGGGTCTGCGCGACGATGCCGGGCTGGGTGATCATCGGGTACGAGGTGCCCATGGCGTTTTGCATCCAGTACCAGCGGCGGGAGTGCATCACCGCGATGTTCTCCCCGGATGCCTGGTCCAGCAGCGCGGCCTCCACTCCGGACAGGGCTTCGATCACCCGCGGGTACAGCTCGGCGGTGGCCGGGGCGCCGGAGGTGTAGGTGACGGCGGTGGCGGTGGCTGACAGGCCGGTGCTGGCCTGGTTGAGCAGGGTGGAGTCCAGTCGGGTGGCGTAGCGGCGGAACAGGTCGTCGAGGATGACCGGTTCGGTGCCCGCGCCGCGTTCGATCGACTGGCGCGACATGGTCTGCTGCCCGGCGTTGGTCTGCACGGTGATCGTCAGCAGGGTGTCGTCGGCATCCTGTTCGGTCACCGCGGCGTTCTCGGACGGTTGCAGGTCGGTGTCGGTGGAGGTGGTGATCCGGGAGATGTTCACCGTCATGCCCTGCGCCGGTAGGTCGTGGCGGCGGATCGCGTCGGCGAACGGGCGGCCGGCGGCGGCGGCCGGGGCGTACATGTCGGTCAGGTACTGCGGCACGGTCAGGCCGGCGAACGCGCCGGTGCCGATGGCGCGGATGTGCTGGCCGCGCTCGACCTGCTCTTCGGCCATGTGCCGGCCCAACCGGTCCCGGGCGGCGAAGTCACCCACGAACATCGCGGCCACGTCACGCTCGAAGCCGGCGCCGCGCGGGTCCTGGTCTCGCCGGTAGGTGCGCTCCTCGGCGCCGACGCGGGCCACCTGGTCGTAGGCCGGAGGTCGGGCGCCGGTGGTCTCGGTGCGGGCGGCGAGTTCGGCGATCTCGTCTTCGCGGCGCTGCTCGGCGAGCAGTTCGGCGAGGTCGGCCTCAGCGCGGGTAACCGCGGCGTCGGCGTCGTCTCGGGTCTGCCGGCGGGCGGTGACAGCGTCCTCGGTCAGGTTCGGGTCCTGCCGCAGCGCCATAAGCTGGTCCTGGGCGGCCTGGCGGGTGGTGATCGCCGTGCGCAGCGTGTCCCGCGCCCGGGCGATCATCTCGGTGAGCGTCATGCTCATGACTCCCTTGTGGTGGTGAGTGATCGGTGGCGCCCGGTCCAGGTCAGACGGCCACCCGAGGCGGTAGCGCCGGGTGGGCTCGTGCGAGGCAGAGCAGGGCGAGGTACCCGACGCCCGCGCGGGCGACAGGTGCTCTGGTGATCGGGGCTGGTTAGCCGCCGGCCAGGGCGAGTTCCAGCAGCGCCCGCGCCCGGGCGTCGCCGCGCTGGCGCAGGGCGGCGTCGGTGGCGGGATTCGCCCCGTAGCCGACGATCGCCACATCCCCGCGGTGGATGTCGACTTGGTCGATGCGGTACTGGGTCCAGTCCGGCGACCAGGTGCCCGACTCGATGCGGAACGCGAACGACATCTCGTCGACCAGGCGGGCGCGTAGCTTCGGGGCGATGTAGGCCACGTCGGCGTCGGCGGGGTCCAGGCGGGCGGCCACCAGCAGCCCACCGTCGTCGATCGACAGGTCAAGGGTGCCGGTGGTGGTGCGGGCGATCCGGCGCAGCTGGTCGTGACCGAGCACCAGCGGCACGTCCAGGTCCGGGCGGGCGAGAGTGGCATCGAACGCGCTATGGGTGATGACCTCGGTGTACGGGCCGTAGGAGTCCCACATCTCGTAGGCCCGCTCGGTGACTGAGGCGTGACCGACGAACTCCACCTGCGTTGCCCCGTCGGCGTCGCGTAGGTGCATGTCGGCCAGCCGCGCGCGCGCGACTGGCCGGGAGCCGGCCTGCGGCGCGCAGCGGCGCTGGGCGGGCCGGTCGGCGCGTTGCCGCACGTGCTGCGCCCGCGCTGCGGCAGCCGCGGCGGCGGTGTCGGGGATGGTCATGTCTTCGCCTCCGTCGGCTGTGTGCGGGGGGCGCCGTACACCCGGTCGAACTCGGCCAGATCGGCGTCGGTCAGGGGCGGCAGGTCATCCAACTGCCGCGCCTCGCTCGGGGTCAGCGTCCGCGCGTCCAGCCTCGTCTTGATCGTGGCGGCCCGGGCTGCTGGGTCCATGGCCAGCAGCGCGGACCGGTTGAGCTTGACGAACCGGGGACGCGCGGTCAGCCGGGACAACGCGGTCTCGCGTCGGGTGACAGCCGGACCCAACTTCATGATCAAAAATTGGAGGTTGCGTTGCGTGATGCTGGCGTAGGTGATCGACCCGGTCGACACCGCGGCGTCGATCAGGTCGGCCGGGGCGCCGAAGAACCGGGCGATGTCGGTCAGCCCGAACTCGCGGGTCCGTAGGAACTCCGAGGATGCCGCGACGGTTTGGATGGGCTTGTACTCCCAATCGTTGCCGTGCACGAACAGGTCACCGTTGTCCACCGCGGCCCGGTAGGCGTCCTTGGCGACCCTCGCCTCATCCTTGTTGATCTTCTTGGCGGTGTTGGTGAGCTCGGCCATCGGGATGGCGGATCCGCCGAACCAGTCCAGGGCGAACCGCTGCGCCGACAGCGACTCCTCCAGCGACCAGGCGGCGTAGGCGACCGGGGACAATCCCAGCGGCAAACCCGCCACCACGTACTGCCGCTCATGCCACACATCGGCCAACCGCGCGCCAGTGAACCGCTCACCGCCGATACCTATCTCGGTGATCTGGGCGCCGGACGCCCGCACCGACACATCCGACAGGGCCACCAGTTCAATACGCGCCGGCAACCCCAGCGCGGACCGGTGGGTGACGACGCCGAACACGTTGCCGGCCCGGTCCAGGTCGAACTGGGTGGACCACAGCCACTCCTGGATGTCGACCCGGTCACCACCGGGGAGCATCAGTACCGGCGGTGTCGGCACCTGCACCTGCACCCCGCCGACGCGGCGGAACACGTCCACCGGCATCGTGGAGATGAGGTCGGCGCGTAGCGTCAGGCACGCCCACACCGCCGAGTGCCGCAACGCGGTCGCGTTCGTGACCAGCGGGCCGCTGGTGCGCCGGCTGGTGCGCTCACCCAGCAGTTCTTCGGGGGTGGTGATGGTCGCCGCCCGCTGGTGGCGGCCGAACAGACTCACGGCTCAACCCTCGGGTTGCGGCGGTCGGCCCACCACCGTCCGGCCAGCACCACCACACCAGCAACAATCATGCCCGTCCCGGTGCCGGCCAGCGCCGCGACGGCGACACCGACACCAGCGGCGACCAGCAGCAGGCCGAGCAGGTCCAGGCCGAGCGTCACCCCATCACGCAGCACGGCACACCATCCCTACATCCCTATCCGAACGATTCGGAAACGTCGTAGTCGTCGTCGGCCAGGTGCTTACGGGTCTCCAGCGCGAACAGGGCTTTGATCGCCGCCTGTAGGCACACCACGTTCCCGCTGGCCTTACGGTCGAGCAGCCACACATCACCGGATGGTTTCGTGCGGGCCACCGTGTACGCGTCGGTCAACGCCGCCTGACCCTCATGCCGCAGCGTCGCGTCGCGGACCTCGGCCAGCAGCGTCCCCGTGTACGCGGCGGTGTCACTGACCAACGGCGACGCGACATCCCCTCGCCGTGGCTGCACACCGGTCGGCAGCCGGATGTCCTCGTCGGCCAGCGGCTGCTTGAGCTGTTTGGTTGGCCCGCCGGCGAGGTCCACACCCCACGCGACCGGCGCCCACCGCTGGCTGAGGTCGTGCGCCCGGCCTGGTAGCCAGTCGATTCCCGGCTTGTACTCGATCACCCGCAGGTGATGCTTCACCCCGCCCACGCCCGGCCACACCGCGACGATCGCGGCCTGGGTGCCCTGCCAGTCACACGCCACCCCGAACGCCACCACATCCCCCGGCGTCTGCCGCACGTCGATCAGCTCGTTCCAGCGGGCCACCGGCGGCACGTTCGGGTCTGCAGGCGGCGTCGCGCCACGACGCCGGTTCAGATACGCCCGCTCGAAGTCGGCCACGGTGGTGGACTTGGCCATCTCGGCGCGGATCGTGTCCAACCGCACCGTGTGCCGCCACCACTGGCGGCCCTGCTCATCCACCCCGCACACGCACGGGCCGCTCTGACGGGGGCACAGCGCCGGCATACACCGCAGCCACGTACCCGGGTCGTCGTACGAGCCGGTCAGCTCCGACCACTCCAGGTAGCAGATCGGGGACCGCTCACCGGCGGCGGCGACCGTACGACCCAGTTCCACCTTCGCGGCGAGATACAGCGACCGCTCGGTGCCCTCGGTGGACACCCGCCAATGCTGCGGTGACCACCGCGTCAGCATCGCCGGTGAGAACGCCTGCTCCAAGCGTGCATCCTCGGCGTGGAAAAACTCGTCCTCCACCCCCAGATCAAGGGTCTTGCCGTGTCCCGCGTCTTCGGTGTTCGCGGTGATCCCGTCGATCGCGCCGGTATCCCAGATCAGCGCCTCGGACCCACCCCGTAGGCGGGGCCGGAACCGGTTTGCCAGCGGCGACGCCAACAACACCGGCAGATGATCATCTATCAGTTTGTCTCGCGCGTCCTGCCGCTTCTGCGCCGCATACAGGATGCGCTGCCGGCCAACCTGCTGCGGCGCGTGCCTGCGTGCCTGACGTGGGAACGCCAGCGCTCGATGCGCCTTCACCCCGAGCACGATCGACGTCTTACCGCTCTGCCGCGGCACCAACAGGGTCACATCCCGATACACCAACTCCTGCGTGTCCGGGTCAACCTCCAACGCGACATCTACGCAGTACCGCTGCCACGGCATCATCGGCATACCAAGCTGGGCCGAGATCCGCGCCACCGCCGTGCCATACGTCTGACGAGACGGGTCACGGACGGTACCCACCCGCGGTGGGCACGTCAGCCCATACGCCGCCCAGATCTCCGCCTGCGACATCCCCGGCCGCAACCGCACCTCGTACGGCGTGTACCGGTCAGGACGGCCCGAGGTCTTCGTCGTCTTCGTCCTCGGCACTCCGGCCCTCCCAGATGTCCGCCAGCGCCGCCCGCAACTCTTTCGACACCGCCGCAGTGGCCATGCCGGCGTCGGTGTCCAGCTTGCGCGCCAACGCGTACGCCGCCTGCGCCAACGGATGCTCCCGCCCCTCCAGGTCACCCAACTCGCGCATCGACTCACGGGTCGCCGCCTCGACCGCCCCGCACCCCGACGGCGCCGTATCAGCACCGAACAGGTCACGGTGCGCGCCGAGGAGCTGCGGCACGGGCACCTCCAGCGCCACGGCCAGCCACACCAGCTCATCCACGCTCGGCGCCCGCTTACCCGTTTCCAGGTTCCGCAGCGCCGCCGCGGTAAACGCAGCCGGAGCACCAGCGGCCCGCGCCGCGACAGCCACCTCATCCCGGGTAGCGCCTCGAACCCGCCGCGCCACACCGATCTCAGCGGTGACCACCGCACTGATCGGCTCACTCACCGAGGGTTCTTCCTGCTCCATCGACCTGTCCCCCCAGTCCCGGGAGAGAGAAAAAAATCAACTTGGCGGCGGGTTGTCGACCCACCAGAAGCTAAAAGACAGCAGCCCTGACCTGCGCAAACACAGGTCACCAATGCGGCGATGTCACCCACAAGGCAGGTGACGGCGCTCCACCGGTGCCGCGTTTCTGGTTGCAGTTCGTCGCGCAGACCGCACACCCCGGTGACCCGTCGGGACGCGGCCCGTGCGACGGCTCCCAGTTCCACGTCTCCAGGCGGCCGGGTCTGCACGATCGCGGTATCCGATGGTCGATCTGGTTGGCGCCACCATGCCCGCAGATCCAACACACCGGGTGCTCGGCGAGGAACGCCCGCCTCGCCTTGCGGTAGGCGTAGCTGTCCTCGCTGTGCCGGCTCATCGCACGAAGCTGAGACCGTCAAAGCTGAGGGAGGCTGCGCCGGCCTGGGTGCGGCGTACCACGATGTCACCGGTGGAGGCCATCACCTCGCAGGGGGCGGCGATACCACCGGTGGTGGGCACCGACAGCAGCTGACTGTGGGTGGGTGCGTGGCCGGTGGGCAGGGCGGCCACCACATGCCCCGAGCTGGTGCCACTGGAGGTGACAGCGATCCTGCCCCGCAGCCAACTGCGGTCGTCGCTTTCCTGGCGCACGGCCAGGCCGGCGACGCCGGTACTGGTGTCCTCGCTGTACCGGCCGGTCGCGTCGGGGTCGACGGCGGTGATGGCCTGCCACGCGTACAGGCTGGTTTGGATCCGCCCGTCCTGGTCGATACCGCCGGTGGTGACGCGCACGTCACCGGCGTCGCGGCGCTCAAACCGGATCAGCACCCCAGTAGCCGTAGCGTGGCTCGCGATCAAGGTAATCAGGTGGTCGTAGCCGAACCCTCCCGTCAGCTGCTCGGCCCGGTAACGCAGGGCTTCATTGAGCCACGCGGCGAGTCTGAGCTGCCCGCCGATGGTGATGTGCGCCTCGGCCAAATTGACGGCGCCACCGCCGGGGACGTCGGCGAACCGCACCTCCAGCAGCGGGGCGGCAAGTGCGGTGGACGCGCCTACGTAGGACCGCGGCGTGTAGGTGCCGGACAGGTCAGGCACCTGCCCGGCAGGTAGCAGCGCGCTGCCGTCGAGGGGCCCCGCCGGGCCGGTGGCGGTTCCGACCGACGCTTTGGTGACGTAGGTACTCGCCGGGTCCGGTGCTGTGGTGGTCGTCGGCACCAGGTCGGCGAGGCTCGCGGGAGGTCCGGCGGGGATAGCGATGTCCGCCCGGTACCGCCAGGCGGTGGTGTCCACGTCGAGTGTGTACGCCCACCCGGACGGCGACCAGTCACCATCGTCCGAGACGGGAACGGTCAGGCTGTACGCGCCGGCGGCGTCGAGTGTGGCCGTGTGCGCGCCGGGCTGGATCGTCACGTCGTCGGCGGGGCCTTGTAGGGGGATGGCCCGGGTCAACCGGATCGTCCCGGCAGCCGGGTTGCCGTCGGCGGTGAGGATGACACCGGTGATGGTGCGGGTACCGAGACTCGCCGGATACGTCACGACCGCCCCCTGTGCTGGTGTGTGGTGTGCGGGCAGGCCATCCCAGCCTGTGACCTGCCCGCATCCCCCTGTGGTCGCGTCCCGGTCCTGGGTACGCGAAAGCCCGGCGCCACTGAGTGGACTGCCGGGCTTTGGGCACACTCCGCCTATGCGGGGATGTGTGAAAACATGATTGCTCGGTCAGGCGGCTGCCGTCAACTCGACACGCGTGCGGCCCCGGCCGGTGGTGCGGGTGAGCATCTCCACGTGGGCGGCTTGGTCGTAGCGGTACCAGGTGGTGCCGCGCCCTTGCCCGGGTAGGTGGTGGGCGGGTAGGTGTCCGTGCAGCCTGTCTCCGGCATGGCGGGAGCGGCGGGCCCAGTCACGGACGCGTGTGGCGGTGATGTCGGGGCCGAGGGCGTGGGCGATCTGCGCGGCGGTGCCGTAGCGGTGACCGATAAGACTGATCATGATTCGAGCGTATGTCCCTTGTATTGGGCGGCTCGGTGAGGACGGGTAGGGGCCTTTCCTCTAGCAGTAGTGGAGGTGGCCCCGGGTTCAGCCGGCGAGTGCGGCGGGCTGAACCCGGGGCCGTTCTAGGTTGTCGTTGCCGTGGGCTGCGCTGTGGTCTGGTTGCGGCCCGTGGCTGCTAGGACGAGGATCGTGAGTCCGATGACCAGTGCTACGCCGACATACTCAGCGGCGGGACTAACCACCATCCATCGATATGCCGGAGCGAAGGGGTAGATGCCAGGGGGGTCAGTGAATACGGGCTCGGCCAGCGTCCCGTACAGACTGACGGTGGATGTGGCGGCGAATCCGAGTGCGGTGATGCCGAGCGCGAAAACGGCCAGCCGGCGCGGTAGCGACCGACGTCGGAGGCGGTACATCGTCCAGCCGGTAAGGACCCAGCCGGTGCCCGCTCCGACGAGCCAGCCCAGCAAGATAGCTCCCGGTTCCCACTTCGGTTGCGCCGGGGAGATCTCTCCGGTTGACAGGACCGTACCGGAAGGGGTGGTAACCGTGATGACGGTGAGCACAAGGCCGCCCCGGGTTGCCTGAAGCCTTTGAACGATTTTCTCCAGTCGCGCGTCTCCTTGGCTCGAGGCGGAAATGGTTTCGGCGGGCCTGCTCGTCCAGCCGTCGGCCCGCAGTCGTGCCTGCACTTCATCGGCCGACCAATCCGGTACTGAGATCCCTTGCGTGGCATACACGGTCACATTGCGCCAGACCGTCCGCGGACGGTCATACCGGCGGACTTCCGGTGTGGTCAGTGGGGCTCCGCTGACGATTTCCACGGTCTGCACGGCTGCAGTATCCGACGGGAGATCGGCGTTCGTGTGCCACGCCAGCCAGGAGGCCGAGGCTGCTCCCACGGCGCCGAGGGTCATGGCCGTCAGTACAGCTGCTATGACGGCTGATTTGCCGGTTGGTAGTCGGAACCACTGCCGTAGTGCTCCGCGTAGCAGGTCCGCCACGTCGGCCCGGTGGGGCCTTCGTTGGCCCGGCTCGGCGGAGTCCATCAGCGTGGTGAGGATTTCCTGGCCGTGGGTCCGGCGGTAGCCGATCGGGTATGCCCACAAGAGTCGCCGGTGCCAGCGTTCCAATTCGATGTGTGCCCGCTGCTCTGGCATGACCTCCCCCGAGGCGGTCATGCGGGAGCACCGAACGTGCTGGGGAGTCCGAGTGCCGAGTCGGGTCGGGCTTGTAGTCGGCTTTCGGCTGCCGCGGCGTGTGTGCGGAGTCGGCGGGCTTGTTCGGCGAGTCGGGCGGCGCCGGTGTCAGTGAGTCGGTAGTAGCGGCGTAGCCGCCCGTCGACGATCTCCTGTCGGTCGACGGCGACGAGTTCTTGTTCGACGAGACGGTCGAGGGCTCCGTAGAGGGTGCCGGCTCGTAGGGTGACTGTTCCTTCGGAGAGTTCGGTGACTTCCCGGGTGATTCCGTAGCCGTGTTTGGGTCCTGTCGCGAGTGCGGTGAGGATCAGGAACGTTGGTTCCTGCATTGATGCCATGCAGGAAAGATTACGTTGGACGGTATATACCGTCAAGCTGTGCCAGTGAGGTGGTCACCGCCCAGGCTGCGGTCACGGCGGATCTGTGACGACTGCATGTCGGGGCCAGATGTGCCGCACGCCCTCCACGCCGCCGGGGCACCGGCAGTCGGGGGTGTGTCGGCAGTCGGCGGCGCATATGACGGTGCGGGCGGTGGCGGGTCCGACGGTGGTCGCCTCGAGGCTGCGGCGTCGGCATCCGGGGCAGTCGCCGGGTATGCGCGTGCGGTAGGGCGGCTGGTTGAGCCAGCCGCGGACCAACTCGTCCTCATCAGCGAGATGCAGGGCGAGCAGGCCGAGGGCGCGGGGCGGCAGGCCGAGGGCGGGTAGGGCGGTGAGGATGCGCTTCAGCGGGTCACGGCCGGGCGGGAGACGGTAGGTGGTGGCGAGCCAGGTCAGCCGGTCGTGGAGGCGTCGGGTCCGCTGCGACCACGTCTGCACAAGCGGTGGGGGCCGGTCGGCGGACACGGCGACAGGG